TCCACGCGCAGGCGGATATACGTGTCTTTCGCCTGCGAACCGGTCGGGAACACGATGCGCGCCGCGCCCGTCGCGGTGCCTGCCGCGCCATACACGCCCCCGGCAGGGTTCGAGACACGCAACACGCCAAGCGTATCGGCGGAACCCATTTGCACGGCGGTGCGCTTGGGCACGAATTCGGCGTCCATTTCCGCGACGCTATGCCCCCATCGCACCCAATTCGTCGGCGAGGTTGCGGGCGTGTTGCCGGTGTTATTGGGGGCGATGCTGCGATACGTCTTGTTGTCCGGCCCCGTCACCTTCGCGCCGATGCTGTAGGTCGTCTTCGCGTCGTATTCGCCCAAGCCGCGCGCCTTCTGCACATATTGCGTGTGCGGGTCCGCTTGCGCGGCGTGCTGAAGGATGAGCGTCGCCATGCCCTGCGGATCGACGCCGACCGTCACCTGAACATCGCCTTCGGGGAAGGCCGAAATGTCCATCGTGTACGCAAACGGCACAGGGAAGTTCGCCGACTTCACGAACAGCGCGCCGCCCGTCGCACGCGACCACACCGCGCACAGCGTAGGCGTTGCATTCAGGTTCGCCGACGGCACGCCGAACCAGCCGATTTCGCCGATGGACAAGCCATTGGGCGAGCGGCCCTGCGGGTCCGTGTCGGTGATCGTCGTACCGGTCTGGATGGACGTCGGCGTAGGCTTGGAGCCGCCGCCGATAGGGTAGCGGGCGACTTCGTTCTTCAGCGCGATTTCATTGCCGGTCGGGTCGTACAGCGACGTGCCGATGGCAATGTGCGTGAGTGTGATCGCGAAGCCCGTCCCGCCGCCGTTCGGCGCGAGCGCGAGCGCCGCCTTGGTGATTTTGGGGTTGAGTGCAGGCACGATGGTTCCAATGAGTGACTGGAACCATTCTCTTAGGCACTCTTGCGCGCACCGCCGCGCGTTTTCCTATCTCAGATCGACAGGAACATGGAGGCCATTTCCGCGCCCATGTCCATCGCGTCATTCGCCTTGAGCGTGATGTTCGAGGCATTCACAAGCGCGAGAATCGCAACGTTGCCGTTGGTCGTGTCCGGCGATAGCTCGTAGCGCGTGCCCGACTCGTTAAAGCCCGCCGTCTGAATACGTGCCTGCGGGTCGTGCTTGGAGACTGCCGACATGATTTCGAGCAGGCTCGTATGCTTGGCGCTATAGAACTGCCGTATCGCGTCCTGAAAGGCTTCTTCCGTGAATAGGCGGTCACGCTCGCCGCGCGGGTTGTTCGTGACTACCAGCGCGCCGGGAAGCCGCTCGCCGGGCGTCAATTCGTCCGAGACGATGACATAGCCGCTCGCGGGGTCGAGCATCGCGAGCAGATTCACCGGCTGTCCGTGATACCCGACGATTTCGGCCTGCATGGTCACGAGTTCGCTCACGAGCGCACCTGTACGATTTCGCCCGCGTCATCGAGCGTCGTGCTGATGTGCGTGCCGCCTGCGGAGCCAAGCGCGCCCGCGAGCGTCGCTTGCGCTTCAATGTCGATGACCACCGGGTAGCCTGCGGGCGCGGCCTTGCCGTCGTTGTCCTGCCCTGCGCCGGGCGCGCGAAAGCGCGGCACGGTCGCGCGCACGGTCATGTCAGACACGAGAATCGTGATGTTCGGTTGGTCGATGGCGTTGACCATGCCGGGCGGGTCGATGGCTTCGAGCACGCAGGGCCACTTGGTCTTGAACCCGGCGAATTCGTATTCGCTGTAAAAGCGCCGACCGGCAGGGCCTTGCGTCATCCACGTATGCCACTGCACGAGCAGCGAATGCGCGGTCTGCATTTCCGGCGCGACGAAGGCGACTTGCACCTTGTACTCGTTGCATACGGTCGAGCAGTGATAGACGCGTTCTAGCTCGTCGTCGGGGAACACAATGGGCGTTTCCGGCACGGCAACCGAGTATTCGGGCAGCACCGGCACATAGTTGCGGTCGAGCGCCAGAAAGATGACCGGCAGCATGGACGACAGGCCCGGCCCGGCGTTGTTCTCGTTCTGCCGCCACGACTTGAGCATGTCTTCGACGCTATCGACCATGCGGCCCGCCGCCCACACAATCGACTTGGCGACGGGGCGCGCGGCGAACTCCTGCACGAACTGCGTGTCGGCAATCAGCGATTGGTGATAACCAATCATGTACGCCGACAAGCCGAGTTGAATGGGCGTGAGCAGCGACATTTAGACCCCGTATTGTTGCTTGGCGGCGCGCAGCGCGGCGTCTTCCGGCACGTCTTCCTTCGGTTCCGGCTCGAAGGCCGCAACCGTGCCGCGCTGAAACGCGCGCACGCGCATGGACAGCGCATCGCTCGCGGTCTTCGAGACAATCAGCGGGCGGCTCGAATCGACGCCATCGAGCACCACTACGCCCGCGCCCTGCGGCTTGCGCGACAGGAGCGACAGGAGTTCTTCGTTTTCTTCACGAAGGGCTTGAATCGACTGCATCGCCAGTTCGTGATCGCGGGCGAGCGAATCGAACAGCGCCTTCGCCGCGCCTTGTGCCAGCGTCCAGTCGGCGAGCACGGCATCGAGAATCAGGCCGTCAAAGCCGCCGCCTGCGGAGTCGAGCATGTAGCCGCGATTGGTCGTGTAGTTCGGTTCGGCGACGTAATCGAAGCCGCCGAACAGAATCGGCACGTCGCGCCCGCCAATCGGCTTCGCGAAAATCGCCGACGAGAAGCCGCCTTGCCGCGAGTCGAACAGACGCGCGGCGAGTTCGCCCGATTCAGTGTCGAGGAATTCCGCTTCGTGCGTGATGTTGCCGTCTTCGTCCGCGCTCAGGTGCGTCGTGACGAGTGCCGGTTCGATGTAGATCGGCTTGCCCGACACGTCATCGAAGACGGTTTCGGCAGGCTCGAAGCCGAATTTCGCGCGCACCACATGGCCGTAAAAGCCGCGCAGGTCGCGGTTCTTTACGCGTTCCTGAATCTCGTTGCCATTGACGAGCGCCGCAAGCGCGCGGCAGTCCAGATTACGGTCCTGACCGATGTATTTGCGGCCACGGTCGCGCACGTTATAGACGATTTTGCCGGTCTTCTTTCCCATGTCATTGCCTTATTTCGTGAGAGTGCCTTCGAGCAGGATCGGCATACAGCCGATTGCGCCGCCCGCCAGAGAGAACCCGCCGCTTGCTTGTCCGAGTGATTCAAACGTGGTCGAGAGATTCAGTTCGAGCATCAGCCGCGCGGCGAGCGTCGAGCGAAACGCCTTGGCGATTTCGACCAGACCCAAGCCGTTGTCGGTCGAGACGGGCAGGGTGATGCGGATGCGCCCGGTGCGGAAATACAAAAGCGGAGCGGGCGGCGTGCCGCCGTCGGCGAAGGTCGCGATGCCGTTGGCATCGAGCGTGTAATCCGTCATCGACGCGGCAACGGTCGTCGTCTTGATGTAGCGCGAGAAGTCGCCTTCGATGGAATGACCGCCCCAAATGTAGAGGCCCTTGACACCATCCGCCTGATGCGTGGTGCGACCGAACACGCCGTCATAGGCGGAAGCCGAATAGACGTTCATGCCGGTACTGCCGTCCGCGACGCACTTCGCTTTCCACTGGCAGAGCAACCATCCGTTCCCCGCGTCCGAAATCTGCGCCTGCGTCGTGCTGTCGCCGGGCGTCGCGGTCTTGTTGACGAGATCGAAGGCGCAATGCGAATTGCCGCCGAACACCGCATCGGACAGGTTCAGATAGAAGCCCGTCAGGTCGTCGGGGCGCGCGAAAATGCCGTGCGTATAAGTCTTGCCCGCTTCGAAGGTATTGGACCGGCTCGTGACCGCGTGTTGCGAATTCGTGTTCGCGGGCACAAAGCGCGTGCCGGTCGTCGTGCCGTCGGGCGCGAGCAGGGCGTTGGCCGTAACCGTCGCGTTGCTCTTGCTCCAGCTAGTCGCCGTGAAGTCTTCAGACGACACAATCCGATTGGTGCGCGGCGTGCTGTAGAGCTTGTTCGTGCCGCGCCAGTCCGTGCGGATGACGTCGGGCAGGTCTTCGCCCGTATCGGTCTTGAACACCGCGACGGTCGTCGGGTCAAGTTGCACGGTCGTGAGCGGCGTACAGTCTTGCGGGTAGTTCGCGGCGGTCGCAACCGGATGCCAGAGCGCATCGACCTTCCACACGCCGGGCCACACCGATTGCAGGTATTGCTTGAGAAACAGCATCCCACGGCGCGGGTTGCGCGCACGCGCGGCCTTCAGCAAAAAGGCCGTGCGCGTCGCATCGCGCCGCACGATGGCAAGGCCGTAGTCCTTCAGCGTGCGCTCAATCAGTTCCGTGTCGCCCAAGTGCGGCATCCCGGAAAGATTCACCTGTCGTTCGAACGGGCGAATGTACTGATCGAAGACGGTCAGGAAGGCGTCTTTGAGGTCTTCTTCGAGTTGGTCGTACTCGAAGGAGTTGCGCAGCGGTTGGAGGTCCGGCGCATCGACGGGGCGCAGCATGTCCATGTCAATGGCTCCACTGGCCGTCGTTGTAGGTTGCCTGCGTCACGTTGACCGTGAGGCTTGCCGCCGACACATAGCGGAACTGTTCGGGCTTGGGCGCGGACAGGTCGGCGATGGTGATACGCACGTCGGAGCCGTCATCCTGAAGCGCGGTGATCGTCTTGAGCGTGTCGGCAAGGCGCTTGGAGTTCAGCCGCAACATGCCGCGCTGCCCGGCGATGGAATCGCGCCCGTAGAGGTTCAGAATGGCGTCCTGAATCTTTGCCTGCACGTCGCCCGTGTCATGCACAACCGACACTTCCGCGTCGATGCTCACCGCAAGGGGCGTCTCCACGACCGGCACGAACTTCACGCCGTAGGAGTCGTCGGCATCCGCGACCACGCGCTTGATTTCGTTTTGCATCCACGTCGTATCGACGCCATCCATCAAAGCGGCCACGAACAGTTTGTTGATGTTCGCGACATTCGGGCCGCGCACCGATTCTTCCAGTTGCTCGTTCCACACGGAGA